CGGCCTCGGCGTCGTGCTGGTGTCGATCGGCGCCGGAGCGCAGTTCGGCTGGCCGGTGGGGCTGATGGTCGTCGGCGGGCTGATCATCGCTCTTTCGCTGGCCACGCTCAGGATGCTGGTGCGCTGATGTTCATCACGGCCTCGATGCTCTCGGCCGGGCCTGCGGCGTCGGACGACTTCTGGTACGGGCCGGTTGGCGTGGTCTCGGCGTCCGGCGCGACCGTGTCGGCCGACTCGGCGCTGCGGCTGTCGGTCGTATTCGCCTGCGTGCGCGTGCTCTCGGAGTCGGTCGCTAAGATCCCGCTGCGGATGATGCGGGGGGTCAACGAGGTGGTCACCGATCACCCGCTCGCTCGCCTGGTGTCGCGCCGACCGAATCGCTGGCAGACCGCATTCGAGTTCCGCGAGATGCTGCAGGCGCACCTGTGCTTGCGCTCCAACGCCTACGCGCAGATCGTGTACGCGCGCAATGGCGATGTCGCAGAGCTGGTGCCGCTGCACCCTGACCGAGTCAAGGTCGAGCAGGTCGGCGATTTCGCGATGCGCTACATCGTGACCGACTGGCAGAGTCGGCAGCGGGCGCTGACGCAGGACGAGGTGCTGCACATCCGCCAACTCCCGCTCGACGGGTTCTGCGGCCTGTCGACGGTGGCGACCCAGCGCGAGCCGATCGGGTCGGCGCTCTCGGCGCAGGAGTACGCCGGGCGGTTCTTCAGGAACGGCGCACGGCACGGCGGCATGTGGATCGAGATGCCGGGGAAGTTCGAAGACGGTGCCGCGCGGGAGAAGTTTCGCGCCGCGTGGTCGGCCTCGCTGTCTGGTTCGAACGCCTATTCGACCCCGATCATGGACAGGGGCATGAAGCTGCACGAGCTCGGGATGACGAATCAGGACGCGCAGTTCATCGAGAGCCGGAAGTACAGCGACTCCGACCTGTGCCGGATGTTCCTGGTCCCGCCGCACATGGTCGGCATTCTGGACCGGGCGACGAACAACAACATCGAGCAGCAGTCGGCGGAGTTCTACCAGGGAACGCTAATGGGCCTCTTCCGCCGCTGGGAAGAGGCATTCGAGGTCCAGCTGCTCACCGACGACGAGGCGGCCGAGCTGCGCTTCGAGTTCGACGTGCGGCAGCTGCTGCGGGCGAACTCGGACGCGCGCTCGAAGTACTGGCACAACGCCATCGTCGATGGCTGGCTCACGCGCAATGAGGTCCGGCTCGAGGAGGGCTACGAGGCGCTGCCCGGGCTGGACGAGCCGCTGCACCCGTTGAACATGGGGCCGAATCGCGACCGTGAGCCGGCGGACGATGACCGCGCGAGCGACGAGGGTCGGGCGCAGGCAATTCTGCGGGCCGCGGCCGACCGGGTCGTGGTGCGCGAGTGCAATGCGCTGCAGCGGTTGCTGGATCGTCGCGCTGGCCTGGACGCGGCGGCCGACTTCTACGGCGCGCACGCCGGCTGGATGGCGCAGGTGATGGCGATCGCCCCGGAGCTGGCCGAGCGCGTGTGCGAGCACCGGTTCGATGCGCTGCGCGCCGCTGGTGGAACGCAGTCGCTCATCGACGATTGGCGCGAGCTCGGCGGCGCCGAACTTCTGAGGATCATGCAATGAACCCTGTTCTCGCGGCGCTGCTGGCGCAGGTCTGGGCGCTCGACGCCACGGTGATGCACCGGCTCACGATGATCATCGAGCGGCACGCTGCCGGCGTTCGGCTGGACGCGACGCAGATCGAGGCGGCGGTCGGACCATCCGTCGAGGCGGCCCAGGCGCGTCGCGCTGCCGCCTCGAACGCGCCAGGGGTCGCGGTGCTGCGGCTCTACGGCGTCGTCGCGCATCGCGCGCACATGGTGTCCAACGTCTCGGGGCCGGGCGGGACGTCGACGGAGCTGTTCGGCCGGTCGCTGCGCGCGGCGCTCGCCGACGAGCAGGTCGGCGCGGTCCTGCTGGACGTGGATTCGCCCGGCGGCGCGGTGGCGGGCACGCCCGAGCTCGTCGACCTGATCTACCAGTCGCGCGGGCAGGGCAAGCCGATTGTGGCGAGCGCGAACTCGCAGGCGGCCTCCGCAGCCTACTGGATCGCCTCCGCCGCTGACGAGTTCGTCGTGACGCCGTCCGGGTCAGTGGGTTCGATCGGTGTGCTCGCCGCGCACGAGGATCGCAGCGAGGCGGCGGCGAAAGAGGGTCGCCGGATCACCTACGTGACCGCCGGAAAGTTCAAGGCCGAGGGCAACCCGCACGAGCCGCTGACCGACGAGGCCCGCGCCGAGGTGCAGCGGATGGTCGACCACGCCTACGGCGTGCTGGTCGATTCGATCGCGCGCAATCGCGGGGTGTCGGCGCAGACGGTGCGCGAGAGCTACGGCGAGGGGCGGATGTTTCACGCGAAACAGGCGCTCGCCGTCGGGATGGTGGATCGGATCGAGTCGTTCGACGACACGCTGGCGCGGCTCGCGAGCCCGCGCCGGCGCTCGCGGATCGCGGCGGCGCGAAACGCGGTGCGGATCGCTCAGGTGTGAGTTTCATGCAGGCCCGAAGGTCTGCGAACAGTGAACCGGGCGCCTCGAGCGCCCTTTCTTTTTTCCAGAGGGAACCAGCATGAACAAGGCACTCCGCGCGCTTCTGGCGCGCAAATCGAAACACGTCGCCGAGGCGCGCGCACTGATGGACCTGGCCGCGAAGGAGCAGCGCGACCTGAGCGACGACGAGCAGGCGACGTTCGACGGCCTGATGGCCGCGGCCGAGGCCATGAACCCGCAGATCGAGCGCGAGCAGCGCCTGATCGAGGCCGAGCGCACGGTCACCGGCAAGCCGCTGGATCTGCCGGACGGCAGCCGGATCGAGGTGGGCGCGACGGCGATCGAACAGGACCCGCGCCGCGGGTTCCGCCACTTCGGCGAGTTCGCGCATGCGGTGCGCCAGTCGATCGTGGCCCGCGTCACCGACGAGCGCCTGGCGCTGATGGCCGCGCTGCCGGCGAACTACGGCTCCGAGGGTGTGGGCGCCGACGGCGGGTTCGCGGTGCCGCCGGAGTTCGCGCGCGAGATCGCGACGCATTCGCTCGAGCAGGATGCGCTGCTGCAGTTCTGCGACAACGTGCCGGTGTCCGGCAACAACATGGCGTTCCCGAACGACGAGACCACGCCGTGGGGCTCGGACGGCGTGCGGGCGTACTGGGAGGGCGAAGCGGACGCCGCGTCGGCCACCAAACCGAAGCTCGGCGACCCGCAGGTCCTGCGCCTGCGCAAGCTGATGGCGCTGGTCCCGGTGACGAACGAGTTGCTCGACGACGCGCCCGCGATGGCCGCCTACCTGACCGGGCTGATGGGCCGGTCCATCCGCTGGAAGTCCAACGACGCGATCCTGAACGGCTCGGGTGTCGGCCAGCCGCTGGGTGTCTTCAACTCCGCGGCGCTCGTCGCCCAGGCGAAAGAGACCAGCCAGACGGCCGACACGGTGGTTGCTGCCAACGTCGCGAAGATGCTTGCGCGCCAGCCGGCGACTGGCATGTCGCGCGCGCGCTGGGTGATGAACCAGGAAGTGCTGCCGCAGCTGATTACCATGACGATCGGCGATCAGCCCATCTGGACTCCTCCGAGTGAGGGGATCAAGGGCTCTCCCGGTGGCCTGCTGCTCGGCCGCCCGATCACGTTCAGCGAGTCGTGCGCGGTGCTGGGCGACCAGAACGACATCGCGCTGATCGACTTCACGAAGTACCGCGTCATCACCAAGTCCGGCGCCGCGGCGATCGACATCGCGAGCTCGATGCACCTGTACTTCGACCAGGGCGCGACCGCGTTCCGGGCGACTTTCCGCATGGACGGCCGCCCGTCGGTCAACCAGAAGATCGCGAAGAAGAACGGCAGCTCGAACGAGCTCTCGCCCTACGTCGTGCTCGTCGCGCGCACCTGATCAACCGCAGCATTCGAAAGGAACGGAATCATGGGCATCAATGCCAAGCTCTACGAGGACGTGCGCCTCGTCGGAATCATCGACCCGGACGCCTACGCCGCCAACAGCTACTCGACCGGCTGGGTCGCCGCGCGCGACTACCAGCGGTTCATGGCGATCGTCATGGCCGGCGACCTCGGCACCAACGCGACCATCGACGCGAAGATCGAGGAGGCGACCGACGGCAGCGGGACCGGGGTGCAGGACTGCCCCAGCAAGGCCATCACGCAGCTCACCCAGGCCGGCACGGACAGCAACAAGCAGGCGCTGATCCACGTTGGCCAGGAGGATCTGAGCGACGGTTTCACGCACTTCCGCCTGACGATCACGGTTGCCGTGGCGACGTCGGACGCCGGAGGCCTGATCGTGGCGGTCGAGCCGACGCGCTCGTACCAGACGCAGCCGGCGACGGTCGACGAGCAGGTGGCTTGAGCGGCTGACATCGCAACCTGAGCGGCCGCTCCTTGCCGGGCGGCCGTTCACACTCTTGACCGTGCAAATGAGCGTCGACGAACCCCTGATCTACACCGCACGCGGCAACCTCCCGATCGACTCGTTGCAGTACGAGACGCGCTGGGAAGACACGCCGGACTACATCAAGTTCGTCGAGGTCTACCGGCTCGACGGCGAGGTCGTGCGCGAGTCGGCGCATGTGTACAGCAAGCGCGGGCTGCTCGCAGAGCCGGCCGCAGCCCAACTCTAGGAGAGCATGACATGGCGAATACTGCAGGCGTGACTGGCGCCGCGAAGCAGGCCGCGCTCGGTGCGATCGTCGACGGCAAAACGCTCAAAGCGGCGCTCTACCTCGCTTCGGCGACGACCGGGCCGACCAATGCGGCGTACACCGCGACCGGCGAGCTGGCCGCGACCGGCAACTACTCGGCAGGCGGCGCGTCGGTGACGAACGCGAATACCGCTGGTCTGACCGGCACGACGGCGTACTGGACGCCGAGCGCGTCGATCGCGTGGACGAACCTGACCAGTTCGGGCGCGTTCGACGCGACGATGATCTACTCGACGACGGACGCGAACCGTTCGATCAGCATGCACACCTTCGGCAGCCAATCGGTGACGGCGGGAAACTTCAGTTTGACCATGCCAACAAACGACTCGTCGACCGGCCTGGTTCGGTTCGCATGACGTCATGAAGTTCACCCGCAAGAGCTACGGCCGCTTGTTGCGAGCCGACGGCACGCAGGTATCGCAGCACACGGTCGCCGAAGAGGCGTACGAGCGCGCAGCGGTCAGCGGCGCGGGGACGTACACGTACATCCCGCCGATCGTGCAGATCGACGTGCCGGCGGCGCCTGCTCCTGCACCCGCGCCAGTACCCGCGCCTGTCCCTGCGCCCGCTCCGGCCCCCGTCCCGGCACCCGCCCCTGCGCCGGCACCGAGTCCTGCGACCGGCACGTTGCCGACGCGGCTCTTGCAGAAATCGAACATTGTGTATCAGGGCACGTTCAGCGTGCCGCAGATCAACGCGGCCGACCAGCAGACGTTGGCGTATACGGGGCACGCGCTCGCGTACAACCC